TGTGGCGAGCCATGAGAGTAGCGCGCCGAGAGCTGCGCCTCCCGCGATTTTCACGATGGAGCCTTCCCATGTTTCTGCGAGCCATTTTTTAATCATTGTATATCCTCCATTCGGGCTATGAGCCGGTCGACTTTCTGGGCGAGGTCGGCGAGTGATTCGCCGCCGTTCCGGTAGCCTGGTTGTATTGGCATGGTGGCTTTTTTGATTTCGTCGCGCACGACGTTACGAATTAGCCACACTAGGCCTGTGCCCATTACGGCAAGGATTCCGAGACATGTTGCCACTATTCCTACGATGTCGCCGACGTCCACGCGTTAGCCTTTGAGTTTGGCGCGGACTACTGCCCGGGCTCGGTCTGTCTGCGTAAGCGGTTTGGCCGGTTTCGGTGTTGTTTTTTTCACCGGCTTTGCTTCGGTTTCTGGTGCTGTGTCGGTGTGTAGTTCTTCCTCTATTTTTGACATGTCAGGCTCCTAAGTTCGGGTACATGACGGCTATCATGGCATCGGTAAAGCCAAGGCCTTTGGCGTGTTCGATTGCATCTAGCCGAGCCTGTCGTGCTTCCGCCTCTTTGACTATTTCTGCGGCCTCTAAGCGTTTTATTTCGGCTTGAACTTCCGCCATGGTTAACGGTTCGGTTCCGGAGGTGTGCCAAGTAATACCCTCAACGTCGTCGTCTGTCATTGTCCATTCAATGTCTGGCCGTAGGCTGGCTACCGCGTCAGATTTGTTTATCATGCTGCCACCTCTATTAGGGTAATTGTTCCATAGTTCGCGTTATTGACGGTTACACTTCCTCCGTTTGTTTTGAATCCGATTGTGTAGGCTTGGGCGGACGTTGTGCTAGGACTGTCTAACCATACGGCGGTTTGTAATGACTGTGGGGTCGAGCTTGACGCGGTAGTTATTAACGCGAAACCATTAGTCGGGCCAAGGTTTGTTCCTGCTACTGTCCCTCTGAATATAGTCATATAGCCTATGTTGGAAGTTGAGACTGAGAACTGTGAACTAGCGATGACGAGTATTTTGCTAGTTGCGGATGATGGAGTGATCGTACCGACGATTCCCGTCGTTACATATGACGTGGATGTGGTAGTGATATTTGAGACACTATACGCGTACACAACTTGCAACACCTTCCCGCCGTCCAAGCCATCTATATGATTCGCAAGTGCCAAACTCACGCCCGGGTAATTCGCTACAAGATCCGAACTCTCAACATACGGAGTCCCGTTTGCTGTCACTGCCATGTCCTATACTCCTATCAAATCGTCGTTAGTAATAATCTCAAACCATTGAGCGTCCACACCGACATCCGCCCACGTCACCGTGCCCGTCACTTCACCAAACTCTAGCATTTGGTAACTGAATCGCGGGTCTGAAAGTGACAGAGTGAGGACGTGTTGTCCGTTGCTGTAAGAATCTGTCCAGCCTTCCACGATCCCATTAAACTCCGAATAGGGGCCCATGTCGGGCATCCCCGTAGCGATCACGAGCGCACCTGACACGAGCTTCAACACTTTTGTTATGTCGGCGTCACTGAGTTCATGCACAAGGATGGACAACTGGCCGAGATTCCACAGTGGGTTCGCTTGCGCCGTAATAATCCCCGACGCCCTGGTCGTGGCATCCGTCGAGGTTTTGATCTCGGTTTCGAGTCGGTATTCGCGTCGACCGTAGGCCGTGATCGAGGCCGAGTCGGTTTGGTTCACTTCACCGGATGTGCCGTGACCGCCACCACCACCACCGTGATACACCACCGTGACATCGTTTATAACTGTCCCTAGGCTTTTCGCCCACACTGGACTGAACACAACACCGTCGACGTCGAGAGGAAATCCAGCGATCGTGAGCGGGAATGAGTCCCATGTGCCGCTCGTGTCTGCCCAAGTGTCGGTCTGATTCGACCATATGCCAGCGAACGTGGTAATGCCGCGGTTCCCGTAATCCTCAAAGACGATCCGGCCTTGCGGGTCATCGAAGTAGGTCGCTCCCGACCACTGGGCCAGATTCGCGAGACCGTCGAGTGCTGTGGAGGGTTCAGCGTTGCCCGCCGATAGTGAATGCAGCGTGATGTCAGGGTCGCCACCGTTGAGATAGGACAGGCCGCTCGCGGTGAGGATCTCCTCTGCGCGCTGTCTGACGGTTTCCTCATCCCAGCCTGACGCACCGACCTCCACATAACCCAAGTCTGCTAGGTAGCCCATGCCCGTGATCGTCGTAATGGATTGCGGCGGATCAGTGGATATGAAAGAAACATCAAGGTCACTGATCTTCCCTGTGAACCGTGGCAGGTCGTGGGACTCGATCACGATTTCATCGGCCAGTTCTAACTGTGGCCCCGCTGAGCCTCGGAGAATGATCTGACAGGTCGAGGCTGTTGGCGCGGCTGCTACGTCGGAACGCCCGTGGCTGATCGAGACTTGGAAGTCGAAGTTAGCGACGTCGACGGGTGACCCGGCGAGGCTTATCGTAATGTTCTCGCTCATGCGAGCACCGGCCTGACTTGCGTGCCTGACCGGGCATCAGACTGGCGGACAATGTTGCCAATAGCCAGGGCGACCTGTTGTTGTGTTATCGCTGCCTGTTGTGCTTCAGCTTTGGCTATGGCACTGGCGCGGGCCGCTGTCCCTGCCGCTTCCACGTTCGCTATCGCTTCGGCGATGTCTTTGGCTAGTTGGGACTTGAACGCTGACCCGACTGGTTTAGCCATGCGCTTACCCAGTTTCGTGAGCCGGGCACCTTCTTTGGCTAGTTGTGTGGCTAGCCCGTCGATCGCAGCCGCGCCAGATTCGATCCCAGCGGACACGAACTCGGGTACGAGACCCATGGCGAGACCTTTAGTGGTTTCCTGCACAGTCATCCACTTGTCGTTAAGCGTGGTGACTAGCCCGTCGTCGATCATTTGTTGTGCGAGTGCCGCGCCTGTAACGGGCCCTAGGGATGCTATTTGGTCGATTAGTGACTGGTCTGCGCCTTGCGCTTTAATCGCGTTGAGGACTTCCCCGAAATAGTTCGCTTGGTCGATTTGTTTGTTGAATCCTTCGAGCAGGCTCACGCCCGTGGCTGCTCCGGCTTCGTCGAATTGGCCCTCGAACGCCGCGGCTAGGTCGAGGCCTGCGGTGAGTTTGTCCTGCATGGATCCCAGAATGCCTAGGTTTTCGTTGAGTTTCGCCATGCGGGTGTTAAGTTTGTCCGCCGTATTGGAATAAGACTCCGCAACATTTTCATTAAGTTTAATAAGTTTCTGCTGTTTTTTAGTCAGTTTGTCTGTGGCGTCGGCTGCCGAACCTGTCGAGCCCGTTAGTTTTGTTGTGGCTGTGGTTGTCGTAGTTATTACTCCCGGTGCGTGGCCTAGAATCTTGGTGAGTCGTGCTACGTAATCCGCTTGTTTTAACGCTGCTATGCCTGAGTCATATGCTGTGTCGGCAAGGTTACGGTTAGCGATGTTTTGCTCCGCTGCCGCGATTCGTGCGGCTTGCGCCATCGCAATAGTGGAGTCATAAACAGTGTTAATCAAACCCGCGGTTTCGCGGGCTTGCTCACCTACTCCGATTAAAGCCTCACCGAGCAGTGTGTACTGCCTAATAATTGGATTCATGTTGAGCACCGAAAAAATACTTTCGGCGAGGTTCGTTGTTTCTTCCTCTGTGTCGCCGGATTGGGTTTCGAGTTCGGCGAGTTGCCCTACTAGGACACCAATTCCACGGGTTAAGTCTCCGACGTTTTCAGCTGTGTTGCCAATAATGCTTGCCATGCCTTGCGATCCGCCCATGGCTTTAGTGGCTGACTCTAAAGCGTCTACAAGGCCCTCTCCGATTTCGGCTTTGGCATCTTCGACGGCTGCGCTGAGGATTCGTTGAGTGTTGGCGAGACCGTCGGAGGTTCTTGCAAAGTCGCCTTGAGCGTCGGTCGTTTGTGACAGAATGACTTGGTGCGCTGCTAGGACTTTTTGTTGTTGCGTGAGTGACCCCGTGCCGTCATAAATACCCATTTCGAGGGCTTTGGCTTTGAGCGTTGCATCGTCGAGCAGCACACCGAACTTCCTCATGGGTTCCGCTTCGCCCCTAAGCGCGGAGCCAATAGCGTTAATCGCTTCGTCAGGTGATGAGTTGTTAAACGATGCTAAATCGGCAGAAAGTGTGACAAGCTCACTACTAAAGTCCACAAGGCTTTGCCCTGATATCCCGGCGGATTTGCCGAACTGCGCAAAGGTCGCGGCCCCTTCAAGGGCTTGTGTGCGTGTCTGGCCTAGAGCTGTGACGGCTGTGTCAGCAAACGCGAGCATTTGCTCGGAGCTTTGACCGAATATCACGCCGACTTTGTTTTGTGTTTCTGACAAGTCACTGGCTGCGTTGACTGCGTCTACACCGAGCTTGACTGCAAAGGCTCCAGCTGCGGCACCGGCTGCAATAAGGGCCGGCCCCGCTAATTTCGATATCGAGTCCCCAAGGCCTTTCAAACCGCCTTGGGCTTGAGTCATTCCCTTGTTGAACTTTTTGAGATCCGCTGCGAGGTAAACGGTTAATGTTTTGCCGGCTGCCATTACATCACCGGCCATTTCCGCACAACACGGTCGACCGCTTTGCCCCATTCATCTAGGGATTGTTTTGTGTATCCGCTGCGGGCTTTCCCTATCCAATTCGTGCGCTCGAATGGCGCGTAGGATTCTCTGCGGTTTCCTGTGTCCGACGGGTAACGCAACATTATGGAAGACGCTCCACCCGATGCGATCTTTTTTTGCTTACCGATCATTATCTTTGGAAGTCGGTCGGATCCTGAGCGAATGTCGGAGGCTAAATCTTCACCCCAAGGGCCTGCGCTCATAGCGGCTTTTTTCCACGCCGGTACCATGTATTTATTAGCGATGACCCGCGAGGATTGCCGCAACTCTTTACCGGCTTCCTTACCAAGCCTTCCAAGGTCACGTAACAGAGGGTTGAGGCCTTCAATGTAAACATCGAATTGTTTAGCCATTTTCCAACTCCTCTAATATCGTCACGACCTCGCGGCCCGTGAGCTTCTTCACTTCGTTTAGCGTCCAACCTGTGCGTAATGCGAGCCGGACAAGCAGCCTGCCGTGGCTCCCCTCTACAAAGGGTCTGCGTCATCCTTCACAAGTTCTACCTTGACACGGTTTTTCCGCGCCCAACTTTTCACGGTTTTCAAGTCCCCCGGCTCTTTGCCTTCGAGGTAGTAGTACGCAATTGTTAGCCTCATGCCCTGCTCGCTCGCTGGCCTGTTGCCTTGCAGATCCTCGTACATCATAAAGTCGACAGGTAGAGTGTCGACCTCGACTGTCTCGTGGTTGTCTGACTCAATTTTCAATTGTGGATACATGGCGTTCCCCTTTGCTCGTTGATTATGCGAATGTGACTGTGCCGGTGAATGATGCTGACACGGTTGCGACGTTGTCCGCTGGGTATGTCAGGTCGCACGACTCGATGAACATGGCTGCGCCTGTCCAACCTCCGACGGCTGAATCCACACCGACCGCGACCGATGTTCCCGCGGCGATTGCGGTTTGCAGTGCCGCATACATCCCAGAGGCCTCGTCGTACAGAAACTCTAGGCTCATGGTGCTGTTGAGGTCGACTTGATCAAACGCAACATCGCCTAGGGTTTTGGTGCGAATGATTGTCGGGGTTGTGTTGATTGTGCCCGAGGTTATTTGATCTTCGTATTGTGTTGCGCCAATGTCCACGGTGAACGCTGCGCCGGCTACTCCTACTGCTGCCATTTTCTTACTCCTTCATTCTTATTGAGAGGTTTATTTCTGTGCTCATTACTGTGCCTTGACCGCCTAGGCTTAGCAGCTGTGGCGCGTTCACTGCGTCCACCACGAACGTGCTCGGGATCTCCACTAGGAGAGTGTCGAGCGCGTCCTCAGTGGTCTTTGTGGCCGACTCGTTATTGCGCGGGTTCACGTTAACTAGGACGCGCCACCTCACTTCATAGTTCAGTGTTGACCCGATCCGGTTCGGCCTGATCCACGGTGAGTCCGGGACGATCACTACTGACGGTGTCGCTGGTACGGCTGGGACTGTGTCGTAAATCCTATATCCGTTCCCAGTTAATGCCGTCACGAGTAATTCCCGTGATTCCGTGGTGAGTGCCATTAGCCGACTACGCCCTTCATATCGAGATATGGGGCTAGCACGGCCATGACTCTACGAGTAAGCCACACCGACAACCGGTACGGCCCGGGCGTGAAGTCGACCGATACGGCTTCCCCGCCCGCGCTTGTGCGGGCTTGGAACATCTCGACGGCCACCGACATAGCGGCCTCTTTCACCGGTGCCGGTTCCGCCTCGAACGCTGCAGCTGTGATCAGGTAGCCGATTAGAATACAAGCGGCATCCGCAACTTGATCAAGCACGTCGTCGTAAGGGTCGACGTACTCGATGTCTAAGTTATCGGCGAGCTGTTCGCCGGTTACGAGTGCCATTCTGATCGGCTACCTTTTCTCACTATGCCTGGTCGTAGATTCCGACGATTCCACCGGACACGAACGGCAGTGCCGCCGCGTATCCGTATATGGAATAGTCGCGGCCTAGGTTCGCTGCAACGTCGTTCGTCATCAGGCGAGGGCCGTCTTCTGCCCAAGTGATAGCGGAACGGTTCGTAACAATGGCGGATTCGGTGTCATCGGTTGCGAACTCGCGAGCCAACACGATTGGCAGACCGGCAACGGTCAGGCTGAGCGTGCGAGCGTTGAAAGTACCCGCGACGTTATTGGGGCTGTAAGAGTCTGGCATAAATGATGTCCAGCCACCAATTTTCTTGAACACTGCCGAGCTGACGTACACAACCTCGGCTGGCTGGCCGGTTGCGGTTTCCACGTCGACCGCTGCAGCGAACACGGCTTCACGGAACGCGAGCCCTGTTGTGTCTGCACTGAAATCGTAGTCCACTCCGGCGGTGTCGTTTGCCCACAACGCGGCTTGGAATGCGTAATCGGTTTCGGTTCCGAATGCGCCCAACATGATGCGCTGGTGTGCGTCGACGTATGACGGGTCTGTGCGCTCGATAACTTGCTGTGTCAAGCGTGAGCCTGCCGCGTAAGTGACAAGGTTTGCAGTGCCCTTTTTGATGTCGATATCGACGGAATTAACTTCGTCATTTTCTGCTGCTTGCGCAGAGACAATAGAACTTAATGTCCCGTCAAAATAAGGCCACGCGATTGACATGCCTGACCCGACTGCGGACGTTGGCCCACCTAGCGCGGTGATAGTTGGGCGGCCACGATCGAGGACACCTTTAATATCGCGTAGCCAGATCGGGGGTACGAGTCCGGGTGCATCTGCGAGGCTCTGCACGTCAAGTGCACGGTTCTCTGTGTCGCCGGCGTATACGGCTTTGCAGTATTCACCGAATGACCGGAACTCGGCCAATGGGTGTTGGGCTTCGCTCACGAATGCGCGTGACTCGATGCTTTTCATTTCTTCCCGTAGCGTGGCTACGGCTTCCCGTGCTTCTTTATCGACCGACACAACATCGGTCGAGTCCATTGTGTCGGACATTTTTGCTCCTTCTTCTTCTCTAATACTGCTCACTCCAGCGGTGGAGTAGGCAGGGTATGGGGTAAGTGATACTTCTAGCAGATTCGCGGCTGTGTGTTGAATAGCGTCTTTGGCGCGATTCCAGGCGGACGTGACCGGGTTGAATCCGACCGAGAGACCTTTAATGGTGGAGGTTCGTGCGAGTACTGCCGCGTCACGTCCTAGGGCTGTGTCGACAATGTCGAAGTCAATATAAAGCCCGTCCTCGCGGTTTTCCGCGTTGGTGATGATTCCGACGGGCTCGCCGTGACGGTAGGCCAGTGGCTTTCCTATGACGTTTTCGGGGTCGAATGATCCTTCGGCGAATGACTCCCGGACACCACCTATCAGGGTTTCGGTGCCGTAGGGGACGGCCATGCCGTGACCTGTGCCCACGATGTCGCCTTGGCTGTCTTCGCGCTCTTGGAACACGACGG